CATAGTTTATTCCTAGTCTAAGAAGAGAGCAACTAAGCCTGCTTCAGTTGGAGTAATATTCTCTCCTGAAGAAGTACCATCTCCTCCTACATGTATTGATAATAGTTGGTTAGCTGTTGCATTAACAGTTCCTGTAGAAGATAATGTTAATTTATCAGCACCATTAGTAGGTTTAGCTACTGTACTTGTTCTAGTGCTTGTTGTACCATCTAAAGCAAACTTAAAGTTATAAAGAGAACCTTGAGCAATAGCTGTAGTTGTAAAGTTAATCCAAAAGGTAATTAAATAATGACCTGCTTGATTAAGTGTAATTACTCCACTAGCAGGAGTTACTGTAAGAATGTCTTCATTACCTGAAGCTGTCCACTCTCCACTTGGATTAAGAATTGTATAAGCAGATGAACCTGCTAATGTATGAGCAGTTGTTCCACCTGAAATATAGATTTCAGCATGAGCTTTACCAGGAGGGTATTCCCATGCACCTGAACCTGATCCATTAGAAATATATACTTTACCACTTGTAGCAGAGGCTACACCTTTAGGCTCGTGTATATCAGGATCTGTGATAATATTGTGTTGTATTGTCATAAATATATATTCCTAAAAGATTAGGAGGGGTCCGAAGACCCCTATCCTAATTAGTTTTTGTCGTAAACGTATTCAACGACAAGACGAGCTTTACCTGTAAGTAAATCGTCAACTGTAGGAGCAACTACAACTTCTCCTGCAGTAGAACCGATTGTTTTACCTACTAAAGCACCTGCACCAGTAACAACGTTACCTGCAGTGCCAATAGCTGTTTGTGTAGCTTCTGCTGCAGAAACTAAACCATCAGCATCAATAGCAGAACCTGCAGAATTATACAATCCAACAACTAAGTCTGTTGTAGTAGATGTAGAAGTAAATGCTACATCAACATATAACTTAGCTGAAACAACTGTTGCGTTTGCAGGAATAACATATTGTAAATTGCTAGTACCAGAAGCAGGTAAATTATCATAAGAGAAATCCCATTGGGCTCTTTTGATGATACCTGTAGATGCTGTTTGAGCACCTTTGCTTCCATCTGTAGTTCTAGCTCCATAGTGGTTTGCTACACCACGTTTAGCATCAATTTCATAACTCATTGTTTCGTCTCCCTATTAGTATGTAGCTTCGTCAGTTAAAATAACACCAAGTGTATCTACACGTTGAGCACCGAAACCAAAGCGAGAAGTAACTTGATACTTGTCAGCTCTTTCTTCTTGATCTCTCCAACCTTCTGTTTGAGGAGCACGTCTCCATGCGTGCATGATAGGCTTGCAAGAGTCATCAGCAACACACATAAATACGTTAGCCTTGTCACCAACTTCAGCAGTATCGTTAGCTAAGCCATAGCCTGAGCCGTCAATAGCTTCTGTAGCTGTTAGTGATGGTAAGAAGTTAGAAGTGTAGATGTCGAAACCAAAGATGTTTCTTACAAACTTATGGTCACGAGCAAAACCTTCTGTTACGATACCTTCGAACATTGGGTTGTTTGATACGTTTACTAAGTTTTGTAAGCTGTTTAATGTAGCTTCAACAACTGGATCTACAATAGCGATACGACCACCTGAAGGAACATTAGCTTTATCAAATGCTAATTTCATAGCGATGATGTCATCTAATGTGATGTTACGAGTAGAAGCACCTGCTCCACCTGCAACCCAACGATGTGGACGACCATTTACTAAGTTAGCATTAGCAGCAGTATGAGCACTGTTAGCAGCAGCTAAGAATTTAGTTTCATGGTTTTCACCTAATGCACGAGTAGATTCCATAGCACGCATAGCCATTAATGTATCTACTTGAGAACCATCTTCACGAAGGTCATCAGAAACTTTCCAAGCATCACCGATGTAATCAGTAATAGCAAGTGTTAAGTTACCTGTGTCGATTGGTGAGAAATTTAAAGGAGTATCCTCAGCAGCATCTTGAAGAGTTACTGTACCTACTGTCTTGATGTTTAAAGTTGTACCTGAACCGAAGTCAGTTACATCTCTCCACATACCTTCTGGCAATAGATAGTCATGTAAGTTCTCAAGAATAAACTGTGAATACTGTTGAGCTTCAATAAAAGCTGTAGTATTGCTAGTTAATTGTGACATAATATTTCCTTATTATAATTGAGATTTAACTTTCTCACCTGCATTTCTCCACGCAGCCAACATATCTTTAGTAGAAGCTCCTTTAGGAACTTTAGCAGATAATTCTGGCTTAGCTGTGTTGTTTAAAGCTTGTGTATTTACAGAACTTGATATTTTACCTACTGGTGTAGATTTAGTTTCAAATCCTGCTAGCTTCATTACAACATTTGGAGATGTTGCAGCTAAGTTATTAAGTTGTTCAACAGTTAGACCTGCATCTTTAGCAATTTGATTATAAGCAGATTCAGCTTGAGCTCCATACTGTTCAGTAAACTTAGAAGCTACTGTTTGTGCATTTTGCTTAGCTTTAGATTGCTTTTCTTTTTGCTCGATAGTTTGGTTTACTAACTGCATAATTCTATCTTGGTCTAATTCAACACCTTGAGGGGTAGCCTCCACTGGTTGATTGCCAGACTTTAATTCATCTAGTAACTCCTCAGTAGTTTTACGTCTTGTTAGTTCTTCTTTCATTTGAGCTAACTCTGTTTCCAAAGTCTTAATATGCTCTTGTGCATGAGGAACTGATCTTAACGCATCTTCTGCTGATTTGTATTTCTTACCTTCGCCTACAAAGTCCTGAGCTTCTGTCGGAATCTCGAACTTAGGAGTAGAAGTATCTACTTGTTGAGTCTCTTGGGTAGTCGACTCGGTTGTTTCTTGTTCAGTTGTTTGTTGTATATTGTTATCTTCAGCCATTATTTTTCTCCTTGGTCAGGAATAAGATTATATAGTTTAGAAAAAGCCTTTTGAAAGCCAAGTTGATAAGCTTGATACTCAGACCAAGCAGGAAGAGTAAAATTATCTTCATCTATAGACTTACGTCTTGACAATTCGATTTGTTCTGTGAGATAATCTTTTAACTCTTGAAATACTTGATCTTTAGTAAGCTTCTTAGCTTTATCTGATTTTAAATCCATATAAATATTATACCATAAGTTGGTTTAAAAGTCAAGTTAAACTTGTGGTTCCTGTCCTGTTTCCAGTTGTTGAGCTTGTTCAGCCATCATCTGTTCTTCCATTCCAGGTTCTGCTTGTTCAGCTTGAATTGATTGTTGGACTTGATTTATAAGTCTTTGAGTCTCTGCTTGTTCAAATATAGCAGCGTTATCTTTAATAAATTCATATTGTTCAAAGCCCATATATTCTTCAACCATCTTAGCAAGACGTTTAGCAGATATATGAGGAGCAATAACTTGTCCCATAGGACTATTAAAGACACCAAGCATGTTTTGTACAAGTTGAGCACGAGCAGCAAAGTGTCTAGCTCCAATAGGACGGAGCTTACCTTTAGCTGTAATATCCTCTTTAGTAATAGATAAGAAATCGGCAACACCAAGATCATCATCCATTACACGAGAAACTTCTACAATATCCATGTTACGTTTAGAAATCTCTAACATGGTATTTAAGATTGGTTCTAAGAACTCAACCTCGAATTGGTTAATTTTATGTTGGAATATTCTGCCTGCAGCATTCTGTAACTGTTGTACTTCAAATGCTGTTTTCTCACCTGGAGATCTAAAGCCCATAGCTTCTTTAGGTGCTCCTGCCATTTCTTCCATGATAGCTAATAAAGCAGCTATTTCATTGTTTACTTGGAAAGCAGCAGGGTTAGGAGGCATCATACTTACATCACCATCTTCAGGAATATGAATTACTTCTTCAGGACCCCAGTTAAAGGGTTCTACATCACCTTTGATAGCAATAGGTGGATGTATAGTTAAATCTAGTGCATCTGCTTTTAAGTTCTCTAGGTGGTCAATACGATATTGAATACCTACTAAGTTGTCTAGAGGACCCATAGCATATAAGTTGTCTGGACGTGTTCTCCAACCAACATGATTCTTATTGTCTTTACCAAACCAAGATGGATTCTCTATATTTCGTATAATGATACTTCTATCAATAATA